TGTACCGTCACCCCAGAGAGTCAACTCTGTCGTAAATCAATCCCTTCTGTAGAAGATTTTAGCAGCCCGTAAGGATGAGCTGTATTTGAATCTGTCTGCATAGATTATTGAATTTCATGAAGAGAAATTTAATGACTGATAATTAACATTTGTAAGGTTTTATGAATCTTTGGAATCCCACTTATATATACTGATTTCGCTTTAACCAATCTCCACCCGCAGTAGGGTAGAGAGAGATTGTAGATCTAACAGATATTTAAGAAGAATTGGTCCATTGGTCTTAATTTGACTAACGTACTTGTACTTACTATAAATGAACAATATAAACTTATATAAACACGTTTACCTCATGACAACCTGAGTGAGGAGGTTTGGTCACCTAAATTTACCGTGTCCCTATATATTTTTTGAGGTTTTCAATAGTCATTTTATTGATTGGATTGAGACGATATCGTCTTAGTTTATTTAGCCCGTCGTGGTTAGTCCCTAACTCCACTAAAATTATGAATTCTTTTATATTCGAGGAATCAAATTTAAACGACCAGGAGTTCTCCACCAGCAATGGTGTTGAGTTTAATTATCATTACACAATTGAAGAATCTGGCTGTGAAAATCAGCAGCATTATATAATGCACGATTATGAGCTTCCTTTAATCGTAATGGCCATGTTAGGCTTTATTCTTTTGTCGGCGTATTTGGCCTATTCACGTAGGTTCATTGTGCCCGCATTTAAGAGTAGAAGTCTTCATTTTTTGTTATTTTTGACTTACCCTGCTTGGTTTTACCATTGGGGATCTTGTTACAAATTTTTCCTTTCCGTAAATAGTTTCCATTTATTATTAACATTTATGGAATATATCTTTGATAGTCAAAGTGGTTATGGAAAGAGTAAATATGAAACACGCAAGAAAAATGAGAAAAACGCGAGAGATCGCAAAAATCGTGCAGCACGAGATAAGAAAAACCGTGAAACAGAAACGAAAGAGAAGAGGAAAATTCGGCTTATTAATAGTCGTCCTTTAGTTTCACAAGTTGGCATCAAAGACGTAATTGATGTCACTTTAGATGCACCAGATTGGTTTATTTCAAAATTTGGTGATCAGTGGTTAGCATTTCGTGAATTAGCTGCGGAATTTCACATTTCTTTACCTGAACTTGATTTGCCTAATTTTGGCAAATATTGGACATTGTTTAAGGAAAGTGAAGTATTTTCGGAGTTTAGCTATGTGCTTCGTATGATGATTTCATTAGGTTTTATGAAGAAGATTGATTTTTCCTTTAAGGGAAATTCACTTTTTGTTTCTGAACCGTTGCGTGAGAAAGTTACTCTTGTGCAATTTTTTGAAAAAGTCGTGAGTCTTGGCAATTTGGTTTGGGCTAAGTTAGTACTTGCTTATGAGTCCGGAGACATTGATTTGTTCTTCCAATCAGAAGCTAAGAACACTTATGACAACAAATATACTGAGATTTTAGGTCAGAAGCCTCGTATTGACCTTGGTAGAAAGGCCGATATGGACGATGAGACTTTTGACCGTCGTGTTTTTGAGTGTATTCAAACTACGCTAACACTTTTAAACACTTGCAAGCCTAGTGAAAGAGGTTATTATTCTAACAGGCTTGCCGTATTGCGAGGTATTGAAACATCTCGTACGTTAGCTCAGAAGGATGGAATTCGTATTAAGCCTTATGGTATTCTTTTATTTGGAGGATCAGGTGTTGGTAAGTCTGGCATAGCCGGTATGCTTGCCCGTTATATCCTTAAGGTCAATGGTTTTGATGCTGATCCAAGTACTGTAGTATCATTGAACATGGAGGATAAATTCCATTCTGAGTATGATACCCGTCACAAAGCTGTTATTTTTGATGACATTTTGAATACTGCATTGGATAGAACACCTCATTCACCAACTATTCCTATTATTATGTTTTTAAATAATACAGCTATGTCAGCTTTGAATGCCAATGCTGAAAAGAAGGGTAATGTCATGATTGAGCCGTATGCAGTTGTTGCCACAACCAACGTAAAGGATTTGATGGCTAACCGTTTGTCTAATGAGCCTAATTCAATTCTTCGCCGTTTCGAAGATATTATTACGCAAAGAGTCATGCCTCAATACTGCAAAACAGGAACTGAGATGTTGGATCCTTCAAAGATCCGTCATTTGGCTGATCAGCAATATCCTGATTGCTTTCTTTTCACTGTTGAAGAGTCTCGTTATGCAGACAATAAGGCTGGTGATAAATTCAAGTCAGGTAGAACTCGTACCATTAAGTTCGTGCCTAAATACTTTGAAGGCCAACCATTGGTTGATGTTGGCATTGCCACATTATTGCGTTATTTGAAAGAAAGTTCAGCACGACACTTTGCCCATCAAAGAAAATTCGTTGAATCGCAACGTAGCATGGTTGATATTCCACTTTGTGATTGTGGATTACCTGTAGCATTGTGCGATTCTTGCGTTTTGGAAGGATCTGACTCTGAGGAAGAGTCAGATGTTTTGGACTCACAATTAGGTGTTCCGTGCGTGGCGGAAGTTACCGAATATTTATCTGCTTTAGAAGTAGGCTTCTTCGCGTGGTTGAATGCCTTTTTGCAAACTGTTTTAGCCTCACGTATAGGCTCGACACTTATTGCATTTCTT